CGCAAAAGACTTTGCAGAATTTGCGATGAAGAATGGTTTCGATGCCCAGACCAAAACGGAAGTTCATCCGCAAACACTTAGGGCTTTTATTAAGGAACGAGTCGAGGCAGGTGACGAGTTTCCAATGGAGCTTTTTGGAGCATGGGTAGGGCAACGTGCGACGATTAAACGTAAAAAGGGGAGTAACTAATGGCAACAAAAACTGAAGTAGCGAAGAAGAAAGAACAGGGTATTACTATTTTTGATCCATCTATCTTTGAGCAAGATGCAGGTAAGGGCTTGGAAAACGTAGGTCAGGAGGATTTGGCGCTACCTTTCGTTAAAGTCTTGTCTGGTAATGATCCAGTGCTTGACGAGAACGAAGAGGCTCGTAAGGGGGATATCTACAACACCGTTACTGGTAAAGTGTACAAGGGTAAGACAGGTATAAAGGTTATCCCATGTGCTTATCAGAGACGTTTTATTCAGTGGGCTCCTCGTGGTTCTGGCAATGGAGCACCAAGTGCCATCTACACGCCTCAAGACCAACGGCCTAAGACCGAGCGGTCAGCGGAGGACAACAAAGAATATGTTGTGGGAGGTAATGGCGAATATATTGAAGAGACTCATCAACATTTTGTCTTGATCTTAAACGAGGATGGAAGCATCGAGCCTGCTTTGATTGCGATGAAATCCACTCAGTTAAAGAAATCAAGGAAGTGGAATTCAATTATGGCAAGCCGCGTCATGCAAGGCCAGAACGGAACCTTTACTCCGCCACGATATAGTCACATTTACCACTTGAAGACTATTCAGGAAGAGAACTCAAAGGGATCTTGGCACGGTTGGGAAATGTCTTTGGAGTCTCAGATTGAGGATGCGGGTATGTATCATCAAGCTAAGAAGTTTTCTGAGGACATCACGGCAGGAGAAGTTGTCGTTAAACACGACAATGGAGAGGGTGAGACGAACGGAGATCAAATACCGTTTTAATCATTCTGGGGCGGGGAAACCCGCCCTTCCACCGTGGGAGATTATATGTCAGTTGAAAAGTTTGCAGCCATATTTGAAGGCTTAAAGTCGGCCTATGGCTATTTTAAAATAGAAAAGCAAAAAGCAAATGGAAAACAATCGGGGAATGCCGGAGTAATTCGAGAAGAACCCACTGTAGAATTATTTAAAGAACATCTTGCAGGTAATGGTAGAGGTCTGGGTATAATACCCATTAACGAAAACGATTCTTGTAAATGGGGTTGCATTGATATCGATCAGTACCCGCTTGATCATGCGGCGCTTATTCAGAAAATACGCGGTCTCTCGCTCCCTCTTGTCGTCTGCCGATCAAAGTCGGGCGGCGCGCATTGCTTTTTATTTAGCAATGAATGGGTCTCAGCTAAAGACATGCAAAAAGCCCTTAAGAATATGTCTTCTGCTCTGGGCTTCGGCGAGAGCGAGATTTTTCCCAAACAAATCAAATTACATTTAGATCGTGGAGACGTAGGTAATTTTTTAAACCTACCGTATTACAACGCTGAAGAAGGATTGCGTTACGCTTTTCTTGACGATGCGACTTCAGCTACGTTAGCAGAATTTATTAAGCTGTACGAAACTCATGTAAAAACCCCAGAAGAAATACAGAACTTACAAGTACCCGAAGCTAAAGAAACAAACCTCTTGGCCGACGGACCACCGTGCTTACAGATACTTAGCCGTCAAAAAATATCGGAGGGCGGTAGGAATAACGGATTGTTTAACATGGGAGTTTACTTACGTAAGGCTCACCCAGATAGTTGGGAGAGCGAGATATTAAAGTACAATCAAGAATACTTTCAGCCGTCGCTTCCTTTGGCGGAAGTCAACATTGTAGCGAAACAACTGTTAAGAAAAGACTATGCATATAAATGTGGTGATGCTCCTATTAACGCTCATTGCAATAAAGATTTGTGCCGGACACGGAAGTTTGGAGTCGGCGCGGCAGTGGCAGGAGCCACCATCGCCAACTTACGCAAGTACAATTCCACGCCACCAATATGGTTTATGGATGTCAACGGAGAACCGTTAGAGCTAGACACTGACGGATTGATGAGCCAAGCTTCTTTTCAAAAGGCTTGCCTTGAGCAACTTAACTTTATGCCCCGTTCGATGAAGCGTCAGAACTGGGAAGGTCGTGTCAGTGGTTTGCTATCCGAGATGAAAGAAAACGACGGAGCAATCATTGAGGTCTCACAAGACGTTACATCCTCTGGTCAATTCTACGATTACCTTGAAGAGTTTTGCACAAACATGCAACAGGCTCAGGACAAAGAAGAGATACTATTACGTCGCCCTTGGTCTGATGAAGAAACTTCTTGTACGTTTTTTAGATTGAAAGACTTTGAAGATTTCTTAAAGAAAAACAAATTCTTTGAGTTCAGACGAAACAAGATAGGTAAATACTTACGGGATATTCAAGGAGAAAACACCGTTATGAAAATTAAAGGTAGAGCTGTTCGGGTTTGGAAAATACCTAGTTTTGACAACGCCGATGTAGAGATAAACATCCCATCATTTAGACAAAAGGAGTCTCCATTTTGAGCGATTTAGATTATGACAAAAGAGCCAAAGACATGTATCAAATGCACGTTAATGAGTATCGAACTCTGACTGCAATTGGTAAACGATATGGCCTAACTAAAGAGCGCGTTCGACAGATCGTGAACAAATACAAAGAAGGATTGGTGGATGTACAGAATATTCGGACCTCCGGGGACAGGGAAGACAACTAAGCTACTCAACATGGTGGACAAAGCCCTTGCGGACGGAATCCATCCGAATGAGATTGCTTTCCTAGCCTTTACTAGAAAGGCCGCAAACGAAGCAAAGGAACGTGCCTCGATTAGATTTAATTTAGATCCTAAAACGGATCTGACTTATTTTAGAACCCTGCACAGTCTTGCTTTGGCTCAGACCTCAATTAAGTTTGAGAACATTATGAGTGAACAACACTATAAAGAATTGAGCAATTCGATTGGGATCGTGCTTAACGGCACACGGTCCACGGATCTATACGATGATCTACCTACCGCATCGAGTAAAAAAGATCCGATCCTTGGCCTCATTAATCTAGCTCGATTGAAAAAGGTTTCCCTGCGAGAGGAATACAACAAAAGTTCTGTCGATATTCCTTGGAACACCGTTGATTACGTTAATCGTGCTTTTTCTGATTACAAAAGAAATATGGGCTTGTACGATTTTACCGATATGCTTGAGATGTTTATTGCGGAAAGCGATAAATGTTGCCCTAAGTTTAAGCTTACTTTTTTAGATGAAGCTCAAGACTTATCTGCTTTGCAATGGGACATAGCTCGCATCCTAGATAAAAACTCAGAGCGTATGTACTGCGCGGGGGATGATGATCAGGCTATTTACAGATGGGCCGGAGCGGACGTAAATCAATTTATTATGCTTGAAGGTGGATCAGAAACATTAGAACAATCATATCGAATCCCAAGTTCTGTTCACGCCGTAGCAGAAAACGTGGCGAAAAGAATTCACCGCAGATTTCCGAAAACTTATCTACCTAGACAAGAAAGCGGAGCGGTAGAACGAATAAACACCATTGATGCTTTGGACCTATCCAAAGGCAATTGGCTAATATTAGCGCAAGCGGGATACCATCTCCAAGCAGTAGCTTCTGATTTAAAATCAAATGGTTACCTGTTTAATTACAAAGGGCATCGCTCAATTGGCGAAAAATTATCCGAAGCTGTAAACGGTTGGGAAAGTCTTCGCAAGGGCAAAGAAGTGTCTGGAGCGGTTGCTCGAAAGATTTACAATTATATGGCCGCCGGTAAACGTATCCAACGCGGGTTTAAAAAACTACCCGCATTAGAGGACGAAGAGTTTGTTACTCTGCAAGGCTTAATAAACAATCACGGTCTATTAGCTACTAAAGATATGATCTGGTCTGAGGCAATGGATAAAATACCTGAGACCGAACGAGCATACATCACGGCGTTGTTAAGACGGGGCGAGAAGTTTAATGCCACGCCTCGGATAACAGCGTCCACGATCCACGGATCAAAAGGTGGAGAAGCGGATAACGTTGTACTGCTCACGGACCTGAGTCCTGCCGCAGAAAGCGAGATGCATATTAATCCTGACGATATGCACCGTGTTTTTTATGTCGGGGTAACGAGGGCTAGACAAAATCTATACATTGTTGACCCCGAAGATATTGGAAGGAGTTACCACTTATGAACTGTTGGTATTGTAATCATGAATTGATTTGGGGCGGCGATCATGACATTGACGAAGAGGATGATATTTTTGAAATGGAAACAAATTTAAGTTGTCCTTCGTGTAAAGCATTCGTATTAGTTTTTAAACCAAAAGAGGAAGCGATTGAAAATGATGAAGTCTGAAGAAAAAGATGTGGACTACGCTGAGTTTTATTTAAAAGCACAAAAAGAATTTAAGCTGATAGCCGACTGTGTAAATAAAAGAGAGTATTTTCAAGCGGAAAAACACGCCATGAATGCAATGGTTGATATGAAAATGCTTTGGAACAGTTTAATAATTCTTAAAGAAAAACATTTAAAACTCTGGAGGAATAATGAACAGGGCTGACTTACTTAAAAAAGCAGACGATTTGATCAAGGGGGATCGAGCAAAAGATTATGGTGATGCTTATGAAAATCACGATAAAATAGCTAAAGGATGGAACGTAATAGCAAAGTCAGCAATTGAAAGTCATGGGAGGATCACAGCATCTCACGTTGCCCTCATGATGGATTGGGTAAAGACGGCACGTCTTTTAAACACAATAGACCACGAAGATTCGTGGATCGACAAGGCAGGGTACACCGCGCTTGGAGGGGAATTCTCCCCAAAGGACAAAAAGTAAAGAGAGGTTTGTATGGCAGGAAACTTGCAGATGGCCATGTTCGCTCCAAAAAGCGAATGGATACCCCCGATGGAATTGCCAGACATCACAACCGCAAAAAAAATTGCTATCGACGTAGAAACGAGAGACCCCGATATTAAAACTAATGGCCCAGGATGGGCTACAGGAAACGGGGAGGTTGTAGGCTATGCCATAGCCGTAGATGGATGGTCAGGGTATATCCCGATTCGCCATCTTGGTGGGGGTAATTTAGACGAAAAGATTGTCAACAAGTGGCTGAAAAAAGTATTTGAATGTCCTGCCGATAAAATTATGCACAACGCTCAATACGATGCGGGGTGGATTAAACGTATGGGTTTTGATCTCAAAGGAAGAATAATCGACACCATGTTGATTGCGTCTTTATTAGATGAGAACCGATATAGCTACAGTTTGAATGCCTTGTCTTATGACTTGTTAGGCAAAACTAAATCAGAAAAAGGTTTAGTCGAAGCCGCTAGAAGTTTCGGCGTTGATCCTAAAGCTGAGATGTGGAAGCTTCCCGCAATGCATGTCGGTGCTTACG